GTATTATTACTCAACTCAGTCAAGGCACTGATCAAATTGATACAGCTACACTTGAAAGCTTAACAACTGATCTAATCAAGTACCAGCAAGACTACCAGAACTTGAAGACATCGATTGACAAGCTTCAGACACTAAAAATGATTCAAGCTACAGCAACTAAAAAGTTAGATGCCGCTATTTGGGCTTACAACATATACTTGGCCGCACTGACAATTCTGTGTTTGGTAATTATCATGTTAGCTATTCGGGCATCATGGACGACGAATGTGGTCAAACAGGTGACGGGTGGGTTTAAAACACTTGTAGGAGGACGATAGTGACCAACAATACCCCAATTAAGTTGTACTGAGTCTGGTGTGAAAAAGGGACTGGCGGTGGGGGCTGACGCATCTGAGCCGCAGTAACTCGATCCCTTTGTTTATGTATTTCAATACCAATATTATTCAAAGAATCCTGTTTATCAGCGAACATAGATTTGGCATTAGATCCTAATGCATCATTTATTGAGGTAGTATTGTCGTGTACCTGCTTGCTGAGCGAATCTATGATTGACTGTAGTCCATCCTCTGCTGCTTCATATGCTTTCTTATATGATTCCTTTCCAGTCGTAGCATACTGGAGATAGTTATCGTGGTAAGTTCGGGATAGAGTATCGAACTGGTTATCCATTTGTTGTTTCCGCGACACAAATTCGCCACCGTTTATTTTCAGCCGAAGTATCACACATTCCAGTGACTTCGACAACATCACCCGGTCTAGCACCCAAATACTTCGCCATCGCATCCTGACTCAGAATATGAGGAAGGTTCATCATATTAGCATAGGACTTCGAAAGTTCAGCCTTCTCCTTATCGTCCAGCAACCGATGTTTCGGAACCAGATGATGCTTGGAAATATTGAAGTACAGACTTGCAAGTAGGAATACCTGAACGAAATTGTTCTCGCGATTTGCGTTATGGTTTACGAGTGAAGCCAGAACACGGTCACTTAGTGACGTTTCGCTGATAATCACCATACTGGAATTGTACCCGTTCTCCTTGGCAAACTCCACAAATGGACCAATACTGGCGATACGATTCTTAGTACTATAAACAACCAGAACTCCACCGAAATTGTACATATGTGTTTCATCCATGGCGGGAGTCACTGGATCCATCACATCTCCCTTGATTCCGCGATCAAGTAGCATCTCCTTCAGTGTCTTCATTGCTCGGTCGTCCATTCTCTTTACTCTTTGGATACTACGAAAACGGCATTCCATTTTTACGCTGTAGATATGTAAATGAAGGACTGGGCATTTGTAGCACTTCTGGCTGGATTAGCCGTTGTTGGATACGTTATCTACAAGTCGCGCGAAGGATTTGAGATTGCGTTTATTGATAAGACAAATGACAGGAAGACCGATGAAACTCGTACTTCGTCCTATGTGCAGCAGACGAATCATTACAAGCCCACTGAACCAGCTCCAAGGCCTCCTGCGGGCGTAGAAACTCCTTACCGCGTTAACACCTGGAACTCCTACGTTCCTTTTTGAAAACAGCTTAAGCGCTTGAAACATGAATAGTCAAATGAGCACAATATGCCTCAATATGATCGTAAAAGACGAAGAACACGTAATTGGACAAACATTAGAGAATCTAGTGAAACATATTACCTTTTCCTACTGGGTGATCTGTGACACCGGTTCTACCGACAAGACCCGTGAAATTATTACAGACTTCTTTAAATCCAAAAACATTCCAGGAGAACTTTTGCAGCATGAATGGCGTGATTTTGGTCATAATCGTACCCTGGCTCTTCAGGGAGCATATAAGAAGGCCGACTATATTTTCATCTTTGATGCCGACGATACCATTCACGGTACTCTTAAGTTACCAAGTAAACTGACCCACGATTTTTACAAGATGATTTTTGGGTCAGGGTTTACTTACTATCGCCCACTTCTCGTGACAGCCCATAAGAAGACGAAATTCGTAGGAGTTTTGCATGAGTTCCTTTCTCTTGAAGAAGGGCATCCGTCTGAAGGTAATATTGACGGAAATTACTTCATTGATTCGGGTAAGACTGGAGCACGTAGCCGCGATAAAGATAAGTACTTGAAGGATGCTATGATTTTGAAAGCTGCTTACCATAAAGAACTAGAAACCGGAGGAGGTCTGGCAAATCGGTATGCGTTCTACTGTGCCCAAAGTTTCAAGGACTGTGGTCGTACAGATGACGCTATTGAATGGTATACTCTCGTAGCTGATAAACTTAATTCTTGGGCCCAGGAGAAGTATTATGCGTGTTTAATGGTAGGATTTCAGTACAAAGCTAAGGGGCAGTTCGTAAAAGCGTTAGAATACTTTATGAAGGCCGAACAGTTTGATTCTGATCGTACAGAAGGCGTATTCTTTGCTGCCGAAATGCTGAAAGACGCAGGACTGCACACTTTAGTCGTTCTTCTATATGAGAAGTACAAGAATTATAACAAGACTCCCCAAGACAAACTGTTTTTGTATCAGGACTTTTATAACGATGTTTTCGAATTTAATGCAGGTCTGTGTGCCTATATGTGCAATAATAAGAAACTGTCGTATGAGTGCTGTAAGAAGGTTATCTTAAATAATATTGCTCAACCAGGTATTCGTGATCGGACATTTAAGAACATACGATTCCATATGAACGAATTGAACGATGATAAAGATACGCTTGGACTATTCTATCATCTGACGAATTATATTCAATCGTGTGATGAACCTCGCGAAACTGCAATTATTTGGAATATGCTTTTTAAGAAGAACCGAGGACTTCTGACAGCCCCATCAAAGTTCAAACAGAATCCTGGTAAGCAAGATGTGATTATCACATTTACCTCATGTAAGCGCCTTGATCTGTTCACCGAAACTGTGAATTCTATTTTGAATCATTGGATTGATGCCGACCAAATCAATTCATGGTTTTGTGTTGATGACAATTCATCTAAGGAAGATCGCGCAAAAATGAAGAAGATGTATCCCTGGATCACGTTCTACAATAAAACTTTGCAAGAGAAGGGGCATCGTGAAAGCATGAACATCATTTGGAATAAGCTGAATGAATTGAAACCCAAATACTGGATTCACATGGAAGACGATTTTCTGTTTCACGTAAAGCGTCCGTATGTCAGCGAGTCTATTAAGTTACTGAAGAAACAACCTGGTATTAAACAGGTCCTATTTAACCGTGGATATGCTGAAACGATTGAGGACGTAGATATGCGTGGATACCTTCCACTAACTTCTGGCTTTGTTGTTCATGATTACAAGCAGGGCCAGTTTCCTTACAAGAACTGCCACTACTGGCCGCATTACAGTTTCCGTCCAAGTATGATTGATGTTGAAACCATCTTGAAACTCGGAAATTACGATAGTCCTAATACGTTCTTTGAGATGGATTATGCTAAGAAGTGGGTGGAGGCAGGACACAAGTCCGCATTCTTTGATATGATTTGTTGCCGCCACACTGGTCGCCTAACATCTGAGCGAAACGATGGTAAAGTTAAGAATGCATACGAACTAAATAACGAGAATCAGTTCAGCAAGTCTAAAAAGATGAAGGTCATTAATCTCAAGCGCCGCCCCGATCGACGTGAAACAATGACGAAACTGTTTGCCGACATTAAGTTTTATGATTACGAGTTCATTGAGGCAATTGATGGCAAACAAATCAAGCCGACATTTGAACTCAAGAAGCTATTTGAAGGCAATGATTTTGGATCACGTTCTGGAGTTGTCGGATGTGCTCTTACCCATTATACCCTATGGAAGGCACTGCTGAATAGCAACGACGAGTACTACATTATATTTGAAGACGATGTGACCCTATCACCAAATTTTAAGAAAGTTTATGATGCATTGAATTCCCGAGATGTGTTCAAGACTCACGATTACCTATTTTTGGGATACCACATGTTCAGTGCCAACCGTGAGGCAACCAAGGATATTTACGTCAAAGAGTCTGGCACAATAACGATTGGGGATATGCAGAATGACTTGAATATTGGCGCTGGATTTGCATACTCTCTAAATAAGAAAGGTGCTCGTATTCTTGTAGATTATATTGCCAAGAATGGTATTAAGCACGGTATTGATTACGTTGTAAAGATTTGTAAGGAGCTGAAATGTACTGAACTGCGGCCACAGATTGTATTTTCCGAATGGTATGAGCGCACTGGTCAGAATGTTGATACCGATATTCAGAAAGATTACACATCTGTAGATTTTGATAATATTGTGGAAGACTTTACGTTTGTACAGGGATTGGATCATATAGGCGATGATCTATTCTTCAACAAAGTGAATATAGAAGAAGCTAAACGACTCGCTCTTGGAAATCCTCAGTGTATGGGATTCAATACTCTTGGGTTTTTCAAGAGTAAGGTCAATGTGAATACATTAAAGCAATCACCGTATTTTGGACCAGAAGATGGAATGTATATCAAGAATGTTAAGAATCCGGTAAGTAAACTTCCTAAGTTAAAGCTGATCGGGAACTGGCAGTCATCGCAGAAAATGGCCGAAGAGTTTGGAGTCATGCCTCATGACGGCTTCGAACTTACGTGGAAAGACGAAGCTGATTACTACGCTATCGTAAACTTGCCAAATACCGAAGAGTTCTACGACCCTAAAAAAAGTATGATTTTTCAGATGGAGCCATGGGTATATGATGACTCCAAATCTTGGGGTGTGAAGACATGGGGGGCTTGGGCAAATCCCGATCCTTCAAAATTTCTACACGTAAACTCTCATCGCATGTTTCTGAACCCAGCTCAGTGGTCTTTGAATGGAGATCTCAAAACCCTTCCTCCAAAAAAGGATGAAGCTGCTATTGTTCTGAGCAATAAAACGAACGATACAGGTCATAGTTTACGTATTCAGTTTGTGCGTGACATGCAAACAATTCATGTGTATGGCAAGGAAAACTACCACAATCTTACGTCCTATATTGGACCTGTCCCAGATGACAATCGGTACAGTGTATACTCAAAGTACAAGTACGTTTTGGCGGTAGAAAACAACTCAGAAATCAATTATGCGTCTGAAAAGATTTGGGAACCTTTGATGTGTGAGTGCTTACCATTTTATTGGGGATGCCCAAATTTGGAAACATATATTGATCCCCAAGCGTTTGTTCGTCTGCCATTAGAAGACCCTGCAAAGGCTTCCGAAATTGTTCGTAAAGCCGTCGAAGAAGACTGGTGGTCCCAACGTATTGATGCTATCCGATCAGCTAAGCAGAAGATCATCACCGAACTTGGATTTTTCCCGCGAATTAGGAACATTATTTTCCCAACTAAAACGATGAAAGCTATTGTTCTGACTCTTCACAGTAGTAAGGATCGTATTCCAATAGTTGAAAAACTCCAGGCAGATCTTACCGCGTTTGGAATGAATAACGAGGTATTTTACGGAGTTAATGGGAAAGACATTACTGTTTCAGGAAGTACAATTACCTACAACGGAGAAAGTATGAAATACGATGAAAAAGTTCGTTTGAACGGTCAAAAAATGGCTATTGGAGAATTTGGATGTTCATGGAGTCACATTAAGCTTTACCAGAAACTCCTAGAAGATCCACATGTTGACAACTATCTTGTTATAGAAGACGATGCCCAAACTGTTGGAGATATGAATGTTCTTCACGATTTGCCTTTATATTTTGATATCATTCAACTGGGTTCTAGTGAATGGTACCCTTTCGTAAAAACTGATCCAGTCAATAAATCATTCTTCAATATTGAAAAGAAGTTCTTTAACCATACGACGGCCTATGTAGTTTCAAAGGCGGGCGCTAGGAAGTTACTAACGTATACGGATGGTCATATTAATGTTCCAGCCGATGATCTATTATCCAATTCATTTATAAAGGGAAACATTCAAGTTATTGTTCCTAATAATCCAGTATTTGATTTTCCCGTAGGTATTAAGTCAACCACTGATATGACGGTATCAAATAGTTAGAATTGTTTTTTCCTTGGGATGGTCTGGCACCGTTCCAGCCGCCCGATGAGTTTGTACCGTATTCCAAACTTCCTGAAAGCTCAGGAGGTTAGTTGAGAGCCATTGGGGGTCACGTGGAACCAATTTTGAACGGTACTTATCAAACACCCAATATACAGTAGTCCACCACTCAGTTTCCAAAGTTGGCATCATTTCGCGACGCCATGTTGCTACATCGCGCTGGTCTTCAATTTCCCGATACACGACTTTTCCACTCTCATCAATTGCAAACCAAGATTTATACTGAGCGGTAGATTCTAACCATTCAGTATACGTCACCTCCTTGAACTTCATTTCGACATAGTCGCACTCTGTCATATCAGTACACTCCAGCTGCAGCTGCATTTGGTGATAGTACGTTGTAGGAATAGGTGTTTCGTCAGAGAAATCACGGGATATGGGGCACTTGAATTCTACTAGACGTCCATACCGAGGATCATCCTTCGTTTCTGAAATCAGAATACCGTCTGGCGATGCGCCTAGAAACGAGTGGTCCCGATGAGGAATACAGGTTGTATCTTCGATGCGAACACCTGGTTGAATATACGTCATGTATATGTGCTTGGCAATAGGCTCAAACCTTGTTCCCCACATAAGAGCTTTGGGTCCAAACCCCGACTGCTGTTGCTGCCTGGGAGTAAGTTTGGACATCACGATCTCGTGTTTCAGAGCAGGTGATGCATCGTGAACTGCCTTATAAATCTCGGAAGCCGTAAGCATTTCTCCTCGCTTGGTATGCCAAGCATCTGTGCGCTGGTCATCCTGACCGTAAAGAAGTAAGATCTGTTCAACTTTATCTAGGTCCATTTGACTCTATATGTTTACATTAACTAAACCCGTTTTCAGGCTAGATAAGAAGATTAGTAAATGGAAATACAGAGTCAGGAACAATGGGTACTGTATCGCCTCGAGCGATTTTATACTGAAAAGAACACTGAGCGCGTTCGCGATATTCTGAGTGGTAAGTCTAACCTATCTCTTCGTCTTATTGATTGGTTTGTCACCAATTATGCAAAGAAGTACAATATTTCGTACATGACCAAGGCCAACAAGCACGTGATTGTTTACCTGTCATACAAGTCACATCTCAAAGCTTACAGTAAGAAAATGTTCGATCCATTCTGTCGATGGAAGCGCATTAAGTTTCACGATATGGATACGACTGTCGGGCAGCTGAATTTCTTTGAGTGGGCGATTTCCGATGAGGTGCTGGATTACCTTGAGAAGAATCGCGAAACGATTCATACTGATATGGAAACTCGTCTACACGAAGCTAAGGAGGCAGATGGTCCTAAGAAGAAGCGACACGAACTTTCGCATTCGGCTACCAAGTCCATGACCCGTCACGATGTGCGTGTAACTGTAAAGTTTGATTAACTTGTTACTGAATAATGTATTCAATTCTAAAACCCAACTACGTCTACCGAGATACCTCGGAAGATATAGCTGATCATGATGACGATTATGATGCCGAAGAGTGGCATTACAATGGTCGTGACGTATACCGCGGATCGTTGGATCGGTCGTTTGATTGGAACGTGTACTCTCTTTACGACGAGAACTCAAAAAGGGTAGGTATTGCTGAGCACCATCCAGAGCATCCAGAGATCTTTTTCACGCTCTGGTTCCGAGATAACGTGTTCTCAACTCTTTTTCAGGAGAAGTGGGAATGCAAAGACGCTACCGTTTGGTCCATTATGTCCAATGAAGCTTATCAGGATTGCCTAGAAGATGATTTTAAAACTGTGTTTGATAAGACCTTGAATACAAGTATCCGACTTGTCACGCCAGAAATGGTGATCAAAATGCCAGAGATACACGAATGTCCAAAGTGTGGTAAAAAGTCGCTTTTATCTCTGAGCGGCTGCCCGGAAATAAAAAGACCTTACATTGATTCCAATTGCTCGGTACTTTTTGTTGATGACTCTTTTGTTATGTATACTGCTCCCACAGATTCATGTGTTTGGTCTAAGGTGCACCCGCACCCGCCGCCGGGCGGCGACGAGGCTGACGAGCAGCCGGCGCAGACACAGGAGCCTGAGCCTGCTCATTCACTTGCTGAGCCTGAGATCCAGCACCATACTCCGAATCCTCATTTGGAGCCTGATTCTCATCAGGCTGAGCAGTCTGATTCTCATCCTCTACAATCGTAGGAGGAGCGCCCGACTCATCATCGAACATCTGTGCAGCCGTACGACGCATCTGAGGGAATACCTGAGCTGCCGTCAGACGCCATGTCACACCAAAGCCACCGCCAGCAATCAC